AAAGCTCCAGGAAGAAGAACCAGGTTTAAGAGGAGAAGCATATAAAATACGTAAGGGTAAACTACAAGAAGAATGGAGAAAAAATTTAGGATATGAAAACAGTTAATAGTCTTAGTGGCGGTAAAACTTCAAGTTATATAGCAGCGAACTATCCTGCTGATTATAATGTATTTTCTTTAGTTAGAACTACAGATAAAAATTGTATGTTTCCTGACAAGAAAATCAGGCAAGAAGTAAGCGATAGAATAGGGAAAGAGTTTATAGGAACTTTAGAAATGGACACTATTATATATACTATGCTAGACTTAGAACAATACATAGGTAAAAAGATTGATTGGATAAGTGGAGAAACTTTTGATGATGTTATTAAAAGAGGTGATAAGGTTTATTTGCCGAATAAAACACAAAGGTTTTGCACAATAGAAATGAAAATAATGCCTATCTTTTATTGGTGGGCAGAAACATTAAATAAAGAAGTTTGTAAAATGAGGATTGGATATAGAGCAAACGAACAAAGGAGAGCCAAAAGTTTATTAGAAAGATGTGAAGATAACGGAGTGCAATATCAAAAAGGAACTTTTTATAAAAACAAAAATGGTACTAATCATTGGGAAACAATACCATATAGAGTACCTGAGTTTCCTCTAATAAAAGATAACATCTACAAAGATACTGTAGAAGAATTTTGGAAAGACAAAAAAGTAAGATTTGCTTATGCAAATAATTGTGTAGGGTGTTTCCACAGAAACCCTATTTTTTTAAAACATATGAGCAGTAAAGCAGAAAAACAATATGATTGGTTTGTTGAGCAGGAAGCAAATGCTTATGATAGCAATCAAGCAAAATGGAAAACAGGAATGACTTATAAAGAAATTAAAAACAGTTTAAAACAAATGCAATTATTTGATGATGATTTTGAAGCAGGAGATGGTTGCGACAGCGGTTACTGTGGACTATGAAGAAGACAGTCAGTAAATTAAAAAAGGAACTTGACAAGTGGTTTAGTCTTTACATTAGACTTAGAGATGCTACATCAGAAGGTATGGTACAATGTATAACATCAGGAAGACTTTATCATTATAAAAACATTCACGCAGGTCATTTTATGTCAAGACGTCATCTAGCAACTCGTTGGTGTGAGCTTAATGTTTCAGCACAGTCGGCAGCAGATAATCTATTTGGACAAGGTGAGCAGTACAAGTTTGGATTAGCATTAGATCATAAATATGGAGAGGGAACAGCAGAAGAATTACAAATTAAATCAAGACAAACTTTTAAAATGACTAGAGCTGACTATGAAGAAAAGATAACTTATTACAAATCAGCTGTTAAAAACTTAAAAGAAGAAAAAGGAATTGAATAAAATATTATGATATATTTGAAAAATGATAGAACCTATTTACTCAAGTCAAGAACACAAAGCAACACTAGACGTTTATATCAATATGTGTAAAGAGTTTGCAAAAGACGTAAGTAGTAAAACTAAGTACAATAATTACAAAGATGTAATGCAAGTTATATTTGAATATCACAATGGTTATGGAAATGGAGTTGCAGAAAATAACTTTTATGATTGGCTTATGATTATACCAATTAACTTATCAGTAGCAACAAATGGCTTCTTTGCTGGACTTGAAACAAAACGTAACAGATCAGTTATCAGAGCGTATAAGGTAGTCCTTGAAGAAATACTACAAGAGACAGTAGATAAAATAAGTTTATTAGAAACAACAAATGAATAAGATATATCTTGAAATAGCTAAGCTTACAGATAAGTTTAGAACTATGTCATACAGATTAACGACAGATGAAAACAAGATAAACGAAGCAGTACAAGAATTGATGTTGTATTTTATGCAAATGAACCCTACAACATTAAAGTCAATATACGATAAAGATGGTGTAGATGGATTAACAAGATACGGAGCAGTGGCATTAAGAAGGGCATTGACAAGTAAGAGAAGTAATTTTTATTATAAGTATGAAAAGTATTATACACGTATTGATAGCTTTACTAACAATGTTAGCGTCTCTAGTAATCATCTTGACTATGGAAATGATAATAGTTATTATAAGAGTCTATCAAACATTCCTAATGCAGAAGTAGACAATGTTCAATTACATAAGTTAGAAATAATAGATAAAGAGTTAGACAAGCTAGATAATTGGTACGACAGAGAATTATTTAAGTTATATTACTATGAGGGCAATACATTAGACTCACTAGCTAAAAAGACTAAGATAAGTAGAAATAGCTTATTTACAACAATAGACAAAGTAAGAACAATACTAAAAAATGAATTAAATGAAGATGTATGATCCTGTAAAGAATGATAGTTTTGTAATGATGTTTGGCTTTAGACATCCTGATTGGAGAAAGAAATGAAAATAACAAACGAATGTAATATGGAGTTAATGTCAAGATATGATGACAATTATTTTGACTTAGCAATAGTAGACCCTCCTTATGGGATAAACCAAGATAAAGTGCAAGAGGGTTTAAGTAATAAAAAAGGATTTACAAAAAATGCAGGAACTTATAAAGAGTATCATAAAACAGAATGGGATAACGAAATACCTAAAAAAGAATATTTTGAAGAATTAAAAAGAGTAAGTAAAAATTATATCATTTGGGGAGGTAATTATTTTAATTATGTAAATGATGAGGGAGTTGTTATTTGGTATAAGGGTAATAGTGGTAATTTTAAAGAGGGAGAGTTAGCTAAAACAAATATAAACACTTTTAAAGTTTTCAAATATAGTAGGGCAGACGCTTATATTAATCATTGTGATAGTAAAATACACCCTACACAAAAACCTGTAAAACTTTATGAATGGCTATTAATGAACTATGCAAAAGAAGGGGATAAGATATTAGATACACATCTTGGTAGTGGAAGTATAGCTATTGCTTGTCATAACTTAGGTTTCGACCTTACTGCTTGTGAATTAGACAAAGAATATTATGAAGCATCTATGAAAAGATTAAACGAACATACATCTCAATTAAGAATAATATGAATAGGTTTTTTGTTGAAAATGAAGTCTATGAAGATAGGATAGAAATCTGTAAAGGATGTGCTTACTATTATAAGCCAACAGGTAGTTGCAAAATTTGTATGTGTTTTATGAAAATCAAGGCACGTATAGCTAACCAGCATTGTCCTCAAAAGTATTGGGATAAAACGTCAGAGGTTATGAAAGCACCTGATGACTTACCACAAGAAATAATAGATGCTATATTAAATATGTGGGAAGACTTAAAGACAGGTAGAGCAAAGAACGTACAAGCTAAAAAATTAATGATAGAAACTTACAATACAATATACAACACAAACTATCAAACTAATACTAATTGTGGTTCTTGTATATCAACTTGCTTTGATGGTATAAAGAAACTATATAAAAAATACAGCCAATGAGTTACCTAGCACACCTAAAAAGAAATAAGATGCACTACTCAAGTAGATGGGTAGTGAAATACAATGAAGACTTAGTAAAAGAAGTAAAGCTTATATACTCTCCTGAAGAATATAGAAAGTTTACTGATGCTAAACCTTTACACACACAAGACGGACTAATTAAAATACTAGAAAATGACAAAGAAAGAAGGAATCAATCCTAAGATGTTAATGAGCAAAGAAGAACTAGGAATACCTGACTATTACGTTGGTAAGGTTTTTGGATATGAAGCACGTAGAGTAGTAGAAGACTTTGATCTAAGCTACAATATGGCAACAGCTGTAAGTTATCTATTACGAGCTAAGAACAAACATAGTGATGGTGGCATACAAGATATAAGAAAAGCTATAAACCACTTACACTTTGAACTAGATAAACTACAATGACATTATATAGTTGCAAATGTGGTAACACACAAGAAATAGGTAAACAGACTATTAGATATAGAGACAATGGCTGGAGGACAATAGAAGCTAGATGTAAATGTGGTCTATGGATGGATAGTGAACCTGAAGAAGGTATGCCTACAATTAAACGTACAGAACCATCTCTAACTAAGAGAAGGAATAAACTATGGGAAGGTGCTAAAGAAAAGCTAGTAGGAGAAAGAGGTATCAATGAATCATTTGACTAATGGAGATTAATAAAATATACAATGAAAACTGCTTAGATACTATGAGCAGAATGTCAGATAACTTTATAGACTTAACAGTTACTTCTCCTCCATACGACAACTTAAGAACTTATAATGGTTATAGTTTTGACTTTGAAAGTATAGCAAAAGAATTATATAGAGTAACAAAAGAAGGAGGTGTAGTTGTTTGGGTTGTTGGTGATGCTACTGTAAATGGAAGTGAAACAGGAACAAGTTTCAGACAAGCATTATTTTTTAAAAAGTGTGGATTTAAATTACACGATACAATGATTTATGAAAAAAGTGGTGTTATGCCAAGTAAAAACAGATATTGCCAAATGTTTGAATATATGTTTGTATTAAGTAAAGGAAAACCAAAAACGACTAACTTGTTAAAAGATAGAAAAAATAATTGGGCAAATACTAAAACAGGAAATATAGGGCAAAGACAAAAAGATGGTAGTGTAAAAAAAAATGGTAAAAAAAATATTAAAGAGTTTGGATTAAGATTTAATATTTGGCGTATTTTAAATGAAGGCGGTTGGAATAATAAAGATATATTTACAAAAAAACATCCTGCAACATTTCCTGAACAACTAGCCAAAGACCATATAATAAGTTGGAGTAATGAAGGAGATTTAGTTTACGATTGTTTTATGGGAAGTGGAACTACTGCTAAGATGAGTATTGTAAATAAAAGAAATTGGATAGGAAGTGAAATGAGCGCAGAATATTGTGAAATAATAAAACAAAGATTAAACTCACAACAAAAAGAATTATTTTGAAGTACGTCATAAACAATAGTGAAGACAAGCAAAAGTTATTCGACTATCTAAAAGAATTAGGTAATGACTATATTGTAGATGTTAAGAAACAAAAAAACAATAGAAGCAAAATGCA